TGCTGTAATGGCGCAGTCTTCGTTTTTGCCCCGGCTTGTAGCTGCGTTGACCCAAGACCACTTGATCCCAGCCTTGCCGCCAGCAACAGGCTCAACATTGCGGGGATTAGCCAGTTCTACCTTAAACGTGCTGCCGTTTTTCTCAACGAACCAACCGCCAGTAGAATTGGCAACTTTTGTTTCGCCAAGCAGATCGCCTTTTTTGCCGTCTGTGAAATCAAAAACTTTCATGTCCGTATTCCTTTGTTTGTGTCTCTCTATGCAGTTAACCTAATGTTAACATCTACAGACTACAACCCCTAAAATGCAAAAAACTGGTATCCGCTGAACTTTTTTGTTATCCTGCCCCTGTTAGCGGCTCCCTCCCACCCGGCTGCTGAGCTCTCCAGGCTCCCCCGCGCAATGGGCCTCCCCCTAGTGCGCGGGGTTACATTTAACGGGTTTTGGTGTATTCTTGGGAGAAATGAACGCAGAGGGCGCGAAATGGGAATACTTGACGACCTGAAGATGGGTCTCGGCATCGAAGAGAAGACGCGCGACTACTACGATCGCACCGCCAAGACGATCGAGCGCAACGACGGATCCGGAGCTGCCAACAAGTATCGCGAGCGCATTGGCTTTACGCCGGGCGGCACGCACACCGGTAGCTATGGTAGCGCCCCACACTATTCCGACACGTCCACTGGCCCACAGGTCAGCGACTTCCGTCAGGGCTCCCGCCCGTCTAACGCCCCCACGCCCGGCACCTTCAGCCACTCGATGGGCAAGATGCCGGGAATGATGGGCCTACTGGCCCGCCTGTTTAATGGATCCGGCAACAATCTGCCAGAGCAGCCGCTGCTGTCCAACGCCCAGCGTCGGGCTCGCCCACGTCGGCGCGGAGACGCGCAGGCAGCGGCGCCGCTTACGGCTATGAGCACCCAGATGTCCGCCGGCCCAAATATGATGCCAGCACCCGCCTCTCCGAGCACGCAGTTTAGCCCATACGACGCAAGTGGCACGTTTATGGAAATGTCACAGCCTGACAGCAATATGTTTGGCGTGGCTGGCGGTATGCCGGCAATGCCGGCGACGGAAGTAGACGCTACGTTTGCGCCCAGAATGGATAGCATGGCCATAGACGCCCCCGCCACTGCCTTTCCAGCGGCGGGCGGAGCAGTAATGGCCGACAGCCCCGAGGCAGATGAGGCCGCGTATCAGCAGTGGCTGTCCACCGAGGGCAGTAGCAAACTCATACAGCAGTGGGATAAGACAAACCCAGGCTTCTCGCGCCGCATGTACGATACCGCAAGGCGCATCAAGGCAGGGAAATTTTAATGGCAGATCTTAATTTTAAGTCATTACTTGACGCCATCCAGCGCCAGGAGAGTAGCAGAGACCCAGTCCACGACGGTCCGACACGCGACTTGAACGATCTCGTCAGCCCCACCGGCGCGCGCGGCGTCATGCAAGTTAAGATACCGACCGCAATGAAGCCGGGCTACGAGAGAAGCGGCGCGCAAAATATATTTGACGTGGCCAAGGAGATGGGATTTGGCACTTTTGATCAGACGGAAGAGGCCGCCATTGAGTTGCTCGACACGCCCGAGATTAACAAGGAGTTTGCCAGCCGCTACATGGAGGCGTTGCTGGTAGAATTTGATGGCAACGTGGATCAGGCCGTCGCGGCCTATACTGCCGGCCCCGGCGCGGTAAAAAGGGGCGGCGGTAAATACGATAACCTACCGCACAACGACGACCGTCAATACGTCGACAGCGTCCGCCAGTATTATAATCAAGCGACCGGAGACAATTACCCCGTCACCATGTCCCCGCGTCCACAAATGCGTCCGAAGGGGCTACTCAACTAATGGCAGGCTACGAGCAATACGTTCCGCCGGGCCTACGCGGCCCGCTTAAAGACATATTCGGCATGGCCAGAGTAGCCGGCGAGGGCGGAGCCGGCTTGCTGCGCTCTATCCAGCAGGATCCGCTGGCAGTTAATCAGGCCATCGGCGACAGCATGGTGGGCGGCATCCAGAGCGCGGTCGCAGACCCAGTCGGCACCGCTCGAGGCATAATCAGTGACGCCGCCGGCACAGTGCAGCGCGCAGTGACGAATACGGCGGTAGATTACCTGCCGGAGGGTGTGACGCTTCAAAGCGCGACAACGGACCAGCTCACGGAAGCCAACGACGCCCGCTACGCCGACATGGCATCCACATTTGCCATGGCTGTACCAGCGGCTAAGGGCGCCAAAGCCGTTGCGAGGGCTGCCGCAGACGTGGACTACGGCGGTTTAGCCGCCGACGCTACATACGCCGGCCGTTCAATTGCTCAGGGCGATGCCCAAGGTATTCTCGAGGCGTTCCAGCGTGGCGGGGAGGGTAGAGATCTCAGCGCGGCGCGTGCAGGCGACAGATTTGAAGTAAAAGGCTCCGATTTTTTCGCACAGGCGCGGGATGGTGGCAAAGGGAAAGACCCCGCACTTTATACACCATTTTCCGGCATTAAAGCCGCTACTCCGCCTGCTTTATGGGTCGCTGCTGGTGAGCGGCAGGGTGGTCTGTTAGACGCAACAATGCTCGACCCCTCTGACTTCAAAAACAAAAGAATGTATTTTGCCACCGGAGATCGCACGACAAACCAAGATCTTGTCCAAGAGGTCAACGATTATTTGTTGAGAAACGGCGGTCAACAAACATACGGCGGCCCAAGATATATGGATCAAGTTGACCGAGGCGTTTGGGCATCAGAGGCAAACCCAATGAAGGCAAAGTCAAACGCATGGATTGAGGCTAATAAGCGCAACGAAGATTACATCGCGGCCTATATGCCAATGGGCGAAAGGTCTGGCGATTTTTCCAAACATATGTCTGACGTATATGGCGGTATGATTGCCACTGGGGCCAATACGGCTCGTTGGACCCGTAACGTCGGAAAGATTGATGAAGCAATCGCCAAAAAATTTCCAAAGATTAAAGATCGACCTAGTTTTAGCTCTCCAGCGTTTCCAGAATGGCTGTCTGGCCAAAAAGGCGGCGTTCGTGCGTCTTTGATAAAATTCTTTGACAGCAGCCAGATGCAAAAACTTGGCGTACCGGAGGTTGGCCCAGCTCGCTTTGCGATTACGCAGCCCGAGCTTATGTTGTCAGACACTGCAAGTGTCGGCTATCGGTTTGGAACTCCAAAGCGCGGCGCTGTCTCTGAAAGAACAGACCTTCACCCATCATATAACGCAGAACTCGCAATGGAGCCTGGAACGACAAGCTCAACACTTGGCTTTGATCTACCGTGGCTTATTGGAGCGCGCGACAGCGCACTCCCGAAAGCCGCATCGTTTGCTAAAGAAAAAGGCATACTCGATCTCAAGGCAAAACCAAAAGACGTCAAGTCATATATGGGCAACCCGAATATAAACCAGCTAGTCGACGACCAATGGGTTGACGAAGCTAGTTTATATAAAGATATTTTAAATTCACAGGGTAAACCCGCCGCTGATAAATATGTAATGGGCTTACTGCAATCGTATATGTCTAAGTGATGATGTCTTTAACTTCATTTACCACTTCGTCAATCATCTCGACAATTTCGTCTGGAAGATCCTCTTGGCTTTTCCATAGCATCATAACAACAGCCTCAACGCTGCGGCGTATGGCTTCTAATTCGCTTTCCATGTGCACACCCTCCATTTTAGTGCATAATACAGATGAACTTGTTAACACAACCGCAACCGCGTTGCAAGAAGGGCCACAAGATGGACTATGAACTGAACGAAGTGGCCTCCGAGCTTGAGGCTGAACTGAACCCAGACGTCATGGACGACACGGAGTTGCAGGGCATTGTCGGAGGCCAAATCGACGACGCGATCGACTTCATTGACAACTGGGTCTCCCCGATCCGCGCCACGGCGACGCAATACTACCGGGGCGAGCCGTTTGGCGACGAGGAGCAGGGCCGCAGCCAGGTGGTCAGCATGGATGTACGGGATACTGTACAGGCTATCATCCCATCTCTGATGCGAATGTTCCACGGATCTGATCGCACGGTCGAGTACGTCCCACAGAACGCTGAAGACGTGCCGGCGGCCAAGCAGGCCACGGAGTACGCGAATTACATCATCAACCGCGACAATCGCGGCTTTTTGGAGATGCACAGCGCATTCATGGACGCGCTGGTCCGCAAGGTCGGCATTCTCAAGTGCTACTGGGAAGACAAGACCGACTTCGAGACGATCGAATACACCGGCGTCGACGACAACGCCCTGGCGGCCCTGATGGCCGACCCCGACGCGGAAATCGACATCGACGACAGCACGCCAGTCGGAGATCCGCAGATCGACCCCATGACTGGCCAGATTATCATGCCGCCCATGGTGCACGATCTGCGCGTCACCTACACCCGCCCAGACGGCCGCGTGAAGCTGGAGGCCCTCCCGCCGGAGGAGTTTTTGATTTCGCGTGACGCAAAGTCCGTGGAGGACGCCGACTACTGCGCGCACCGCCGCATTGTGACCGTGTCCGAGCTGGTGGCGATGGGCTACGACTACGACGAGGTCTATAAGATGTCGTCATCCAACGACGACATGGACACCAACGTCGAGCGCAACACGCGCAACCCGGCTCTGTCCAGCGACATGAACTCCCGCAGCGACCCCGCCATGCGCAAGGTGCTGTACGTTGAGAACTACATCCGCGTAGACTACGACGGAGACGGCATCGCCGAACTGCGCAAGATCTGCACCGGCGGAGACGGCAACAAGATCCTTAACAACGAGCCCTGCGCCATGGCGCCGTTCGCCACTATGTGCCCAGATCCAGAGCCGCACGACTTCTTCGGGATGAGCGTCGCGGACACCGTGATGGACATCCAGCGGATCAAGTCCGTCGTGATGCGCAACTCTCTGGACAGCCTAAGCCTCAGTATTCACCCAAGAATTTCTGTTGTCGAGGGGATGGTGAACATGGATGACGCCATGAACACAGAAATGGGTTCAATCGTCCGCCAGCGGGCGCCGGGCAGCATCCAACAGCTTACCGTTCCATTTGTGGGCCAGCAGGCGTTTCCGGTCTTGCAGTACATGGACGAAGTCAAGGAGGCCCGCACCGGCATCTCCAAGGCGTCCATGGGCCTCGACGCCGGCGCACTTCAGTCAAGCACTGCAACGGCCGTGGCAGCCACGGTAAGCTCCGCACAGCAGCACATTGAGATGATAGCTCGTGTATTCGCTGAGACGGGCATAAAACGACTGTACGAGCTTGTATTATACAACATCACCACGCACCAAGATAAGGCGCGCATGGTCCGCTTGAACAACGATTTCGTGGAAATGGACCCACGGGTCTGGAACGCGAATATGGACGTCTCAATCAACGTGGCGCTCGGGCGTGGATCTGACACCGAGCGTATGATGATGCTGCGCCAGATCGGAGAGATGCAGAAGGAGGCGATGTCGACAATGGGGCCACAGAACCCGCTGACCGACATCTCTAAGCTGAGCAACACGCTGAAGGAGATGACGTCTCTGGCCGGCTTCAAGGACACCTCGCAGTTCTGGAGCGACCCGGAGAAATTCCAGCCTCCGCCGCCTGACAACAAGCCAGACATCAACGAGCAACTTATCCAAGTGCAGATCCAGCAAATTCAAGCGGACATGCAGAAGAAGGCAGCCGAGCTACAACTGAAGCGCGAGCAGATGATTATGGAAGACGACCGCAAGCGCGACGAGCTGGAAGCTGACATCCGCGTCAAGGCCGAGGAGCTGAAGGCGAAATATGGCACGCAGCTTGACGTAGCACAGATCAGGGCAGACATGGCTATCAATCGCGAAGTGATGAAGGCGCAGGCAGACATAATTACGGAGGCCGCGCGTGAAGACTAAGCAGCAAATCATCACCGACGGCAATCAGGCGGAGCGTCTGCTCGCTGACACAGATTTGCTTCGGTTTCTTGAGGAGATCGAGGCGGATTGTTGGTCGCAGTTCAAGGCAACTGGCACCAGCGACACCGACGGCCGTGAGGCTGTTTACATGAGGCTTCGGGGAGTTGACCTGGTTCGCCAGTCTCTCCGTGGGATGGTTGATAACGCTACTATTGAAATTAAGAGACAAAAGTAGCATAATAGAGGAATAAGAGATGTCAGATAACAGCACCCCGCAAGGGACTGACCTGTACAGCGCTCAGAATGCAATCAGAAGTATGCTTACGCCCCAAGAGGATAACGTAGCGACCGAAGATGCGCTTGAGGCCAACGCCACGCAAGTGGAGGAAGCCGAAATGCTGGACGACCAAGAGGACGGGTATGAGGCGCAAGCTGATAACTCTGCCGTTGAGGGGTCTGAGAGCGATCTGGACGACGATGAAGACGATGACGGCGACGGATATGGAACCCTCGATTTATCCACGACCATAGAGGTCGACGGTGAGGAGAAAACCATTGAAGAGTTGCGCAGCGGATTTCTTCGGCAGAAGGACTACACGCGAAAAACTCAAGAACTCGCCGAGGGCCGCAAGGCTCAAGAACATGAGTTCCAGGAGATGCAGCGTGAACGTGCTGAATATGCGCAACTACTGCCAGCAATGGCGGAGCGCATTAAACAGACAGCAGAACAGGAGCCGGACTGGGATACTCTGTATGATGCAGACCCCGTAATGGCAGCGAAGGCAGAACGTCAGTGGCGGAAACAGCAAGAGGCCCGCGTGGGTCAACTGCAAGCCGTCCAAGCTGAACAGCAGCGGATGCAGCAAATTGCGCAGAACAAGCAGCAAGAAATGCAGCAAAGCTACCTGGAGCAGCAGCGCCATGTCTTGCCTGATATTATCCCTGAGTGGCGTGACAACAAAGTCGCCGCCAAGGAAGCAACCCAGATACGGGACTTCCTGCTTAACGAGGGGTTTACCGAGCAAGACGTAAGCGGAATGTCGAATGCAACGCTTGTGAAATTAGCGAGGAAAGCGATGTTATATGATCGTGGAGAAACGCGCGCCAACGAGGTTAAAGCTAAACCTATGAAATCGCGCACCAAGACATTGAAGTCGGGTTCACGCCAGTCACAGCCTAAACGTGTCTCTTCAGTACAAGAAGCGCAAAACCGCGCACGTAAAACTGGCAGCGTCAACGATGCCGCAGCCGCAATCAAAGCTATATTGCTATAGGAGCATAATACTATGACTATCATTGCAAACACCTTTACGTCGTTTGACGCTAAGGGCATTCGTGAGTCACTCGCGAATGTGATCTCAAATATCGCGCCTGACGAAGTGCCCTTCACTTCTAACGTCGGCGCAGAAAACGTGTCCAACACATTCTTTGAATGGCAGACAGACAGCCTGTCAGACGTAGTTGTCACGCCAATAATCGACGGCGACGACGTTGCATCATTCGACGCGACAACCCCAACTGTTCGCATCGGTAACTACACACAAATCCGCCGCCGGACTATGATCGTCGCGGACAACCTCGAGTTCCAAGATTTGGCCGGCCGAAATAATGAGATAGCCTACCAACTCGCAAAGCGCGGCCGC